CCCCAACGACTTCATACCCTTGACTTAAAAAGCTTCTGATTACTAAATCAGGAGGTGCGCAAAGCATTCGTTTCATCGTATAAGAGAATGGCTCGGAAATATCTTCGGATTCTGCGGGTGCTGGATTTGACCACATACCCATTGCGAACGCGAACGCTAGTAATGCACCAATGATGTAATTACGATTCATTTGAACCTCAATATAGGAATGGAGTCGTCGTTCTGACGCTTCCGTGAATCGCATTTCGATATGCTTCCACTGAAACTTTACCTCGCGCGTGAAAGCCGAACACGTTTGCGACCAATAGCGTATTCGCAGGTACGTCCATGAGAAGCGTACCTTTTTGCGTGAATGTTGGCGAGCATTCTTCCATTCTCGTACGAAGGGAACCTTCCGCATGTCCGTACGTGCGCCAGTCCTCGATATCGCCTTTCGTAATCTTGATCGATTGTTCTAGAATGAACTGCGCCATCTTATCGTCAAAATGGCAAGAATCTGGAATGAAAACGAAAGGACCATCTTCCCATGTCACCGTGTTTGGGAAATACCAGAACTTAAGCGCAGGAAAGAATGTATCCGAATGCAGAACCTTTTGTACGTCGCCATCGTCGGGTTTGTTATGCAGCTTCTGGACAAAGGTACTTTCGGCAATCATGTATTCGATTTTCGCATCATGGACGGCCAGCGTACGTTGAATAATCGGCACGATATCGCGACGTACGAATGCTTGCAGCGTCGTCGAATTGCTGACCATCGATTCCGGTCCTTTGTGAACCGCAAATGGGAATGCGTTGGAGTTCACGATATCGCGAACCGCCGCATGTTCTTTTTCTGGCAAGAAATTGTCGCGAATGTAATAACCATTCGTGTAGAATTCTTGACTTTCGAGATTCACTTTTCGCTGGTGTTGGTTATGATACCAAACATGCGCGAGATAACTACGCAAAACATGAATACCGTTTTCTGCGTCCTTCGTGTCATAGACGTTCTTAAGGACGTTATAGTTCTTCTCGGAAGATAGAAGAATACTATGATTCTTTCCTGGAGCTACGTTTTCGAACATTCTATGCGCGAATTCGCGCATCGAAATATCGTTTGGGAAAATAATCTTGGCAGCATTTGGTATTGGATATTCAGATTTGACGTACTTATTGATATCCATGTTTACATCTAGCATGATATTGAAGTATCCTTAGAAATGAATTGAACACCAGGGCAAAACTTTGCAGCTTCGCGTAGGAATACAAAATCGTTACCAACGAATGGGTATGGGCCATCATGCCATGATTCGTCGGCAAACACAATCGTCTTATGCGGATTGAATAGAAGCATCGACATGATATATGCGCTTGGTCCTGCGTACAGTCGGCTCGTATTGTATATATCGAACCAATCATCCACTGGATCGTTTGTACGTTCCACCACAAGCGGATGATTGCCATATTCTCTGATATCAGGAACGCCATTTGTATTGCGAAATTCCAATGCGTATACAGTTTGTTTCCAATTGAATGCGCTTGATGGCGACATGGTTTCCTTGTCACCACCACGTAAGTGGAATGCAGCATCGACCGCAACTCGATACGATTGCTTGTTTAGCTTCATCCACTTTTGGACTTTTGGAAGATTGGTAAAGATTTCCGTTGCTGCACCTGGAACCCAATAAGGAGTCTTGCCTACGTCGGGCACCTCGGTGACGCGAAATTTAGGTTCTAGAATGCCAAGATTGGCTGCACCATTCGTTAGTCCGCCAGTATTGACGACGACGATTGGTTCTTCATCGTCTGGCATACGTGCGATACCTAATGCCGTTTGTAATAGTTGGACACCCATTTGTCCACGAACATGAATGCGATTAGTCATTTACAAAAAGCTTATCGAATGTTGTTGTCTTGATTTTTGGAGAAGTGATAGGCAGCAAACGGCAATAATCTGGATATGCGAGAAGCAATTGCATTTCTCCTGGTGCTTCCCTATTCATGACGTATTCTAGAAAGCGTACGCGATTTACATTATCTCGTGCGTTCGCGCGCGTATCCATGCCATAGTTTTGCGTACCATCGTATACGTTGCTTACCGATTGCACCGAGTCTGCAATCAAAAAGTCGAACCCAATTCCGATAATCAAACACATATATGGCATACGTCGAATGATTTCTCGAATCGCATGGACTCCAGCATTCGTACGAGGACGCCCAGGATTACATTCCGCTGGCTCATGTTGCATATCTGGCGTAGGAGACCAAATTCGATCTTTTTCGATGCCAGACGAATGCAATTCATCGATCATTCCTTGATCGACCGCAACAATCGAATCGGCTAGACCTGGATGCGTGCGATAGATTGCATTGCAACCAACCACATATCCCATCGTGCGAAATTCGCGCAATGTCGTATCAGGCAGCTTCAATCGACTTGTGCCATTGCCAATTAGGAATGTAATCGGTGCGACCATTACCAGTGTCCGCTGATTCCAGGGAACGCGATCTTTACCGCTTCCTTCTTGATCTTAAGCGCCTTGTTCTTGACGCGAAGCAATAGCTTCGCATCGTCGGCATCGATTGATTCCAAAAGCTGGATGAATAGTTGCTCGCGCTTCAATGGCTTCACTTGACGACCATCTGGCGAGTCAACGAAATAAATCAAACGGCGCGTCTCCGCATACAAGCGACCTTCTTGATCGGCAGCAGGATGCATCGGCGTATATGGCGGATCGGTTTCAGGAAGCAACCAAGTCACGTTCGGATCCATCGCATAACCAATGATATCCTTAAGTGCCTTACTTGAATTGTTCTTAAGCACCTCAGCTTGCTTCGCTGCCGTTCTTTGCTTCTCGGCTTCCGCAATGATACTTGCTAATGTTTTAGTCATGTTACCTCCTTAGAATTCATCGAGAACCTCCATAAGGTTCTTCAATCGCTTATTCATGAAATACTCCATGAGTTTGTTGCGAGGTGCAACGGGAGTATTGTTGTATGCATCGATAATCTTTTGCATGATCGATTCTGGAATCTTGTCAAGACTGACCATCGCTTCGTTGCGACGATAGCCACGAAGCATTTTATCGGTGCAATACTTTTCGGGTTCTAGTTGCGTCCATTCCGCAAGCTTGCGTTTACTGATCGGCGTTTGCCGTTTACCAGGCGTAATAAGAGTATCGTCGTCAGAAAGGAAATTAGGAACGCCGTCGCCGCTGTCACCAAGAATAATATGCTCGCGGAGAAAACGCTCGGGATCATTTACAACGATATCCTTTTTCTGTACAGGTGAATATTGTTTTACGTTCGCATACTTCTGCAATTGACCGAAATCTTTATCTCCCGACAAAATCAAAATCGGTTCTCCGCCAGCCAGAAACTGGCCGTTGGCATGAACCAACGTTGCGATAATGTCGTCGGCTTCTGCCGTTTCGACTTGCAATGTTTTGTATGGAAGATTATCTTTGATTTCTTGCTTGATATTACCCAACGTCTGGAAGATACCATTCCAGTCGTGCGCGGACGCATCGCGACTGCGTTTGCGATTTGCTTTGTAGTGCGGGAATACGTTTTTGCGCCAGAAATTCTTATCGTCGCAACATACGATCAATTCACCATATTGTGCGGTGAACTTGCGACGATATAAGCGAAACGAATTGAGTACCATATGACGGACGAGATTTTCGTCGATGGTAGTCGTCTTGGAAGTCGCCATTTGCATCATGATATTCGAAATCATGATTTGGGATAAATCAAGCAAAATCATATTGTACTCGCGATGTTAATTCTTTTTTCTATTTAGCGAACTTATCATTTGTTTCAGAATTGGTTGAAACGGATGTCTTACGCCAAACGATGCATATATGGTAGCACGTAGGCATTCGATTGTCATTGCATAGTTTTGGCTAAACTCTTCCTTGGATATATCGACGCCAGAAACCGCGAGTTTACCAGCCAGTAAACCCGCGATCTCCTCGATCATTTTATCCGCGAAAAGTTTCTTGTTGACCTTCGCCGTTTCACGTACTGACGGCGGGGGATGTACTCGTACGATGCGTTCCTGTGGGAATGAAACGACCACGTTTGCTGTGGAAGTTTTCATTTGACCACACGAAGGATCATCGTTTGGCCATTGATACGACCAGTAGCCTTTCGGGGCTTGGTTTTCAAAGCGTTAAACATTTTCACGGCTGCCTTTGCACCTCCACTAGTAATCGACGCAAGAACATCCTTGGGCTTACGAAGGGCACGGCCCTGCGAAGCTTTGAGGTCCACATTCTTAAGGGACGTACCCTTAACCGTGAATCCACCGGCGTCCTGCGCGACATAATGATACAACACTTTATATTTAGTGTTATATAACCATGCTTCGGTAGCACCGACCACGCGCGTCGGATCGAGCGACACGACCTGGAGCGAAGTATCCTCTTTCTGATACTTCACGCGCGCGACCTGCTTTTCGGCAGTCTTGACCTTACGCTTACGCGGCTTGCGCGAAGCCTTCGTATTTTTGGACCAAAGGTCACAATCGCGAACGATAGCATCCACGAAATTGACAGCAGCCAAAAGACGCTTGGACGACAAATGCGACCATGCAGCCTTCAGGTCCGGATCGGCATTCTTTTCGCGGGCAGCCGACAACTCGGCGTGGAGCTTTCGATAATAGTCCGCAATACGACCAGCGTGCATCGGCTTGACTTGACGCTTGACAAGCCAATCGTATGCGCGCCACGTTTCATCGTACGTGTCAAAGAAATGGTCAACCTGCTCCTCGACCTCGGCTAGGAGGTTGCCGGTAGCCTCGTTTACCCGTTCCTGGATCGATACGGTAGCTTTGGCCGCTTTCTTAGCCTCGACAAGCGATTCCTCATGGGCACGCTTGACTGCTACGGCGATAGCTTCATCCAGTTTGTCGGAGAACCATGCGAAGCGTTTCTCCGACGGAGTATACCCGCGGAGCATCATTCGCGCCATTTTGCACATGGCAGGCGCCAATTCCCACCACGAAAGCGAACGGATCGCCTTCACCGTTTCGGCAGGATAGTCCATAGCATGGAGGAACTCCTGAACCACCGCGAGGTAGTCGTCGTCCACCATAACATAATTGTACCAGTTAAGAGCCTTGTTGAAACGGTCCTCGATCTGATCCTGAGACAGACGGTCGATATCGTTCCACGTAGGTTCATCGCCGATATATCGCTGGGCGATAGTATCGGGCCGCAAACGGTTTAGCCCGCGTGCTAACTTGATCTTCGGCATTCGTTGCCCTCACATTGAAACATCATAATAGCCTATTGGGAAGCTATTGTCAACACTAAATTGGTGGAAACTCGGGCACTAATAGCGGAATTCGAATTCTGTTAGTTCTTTCAATGACTTGGACGTTATATTCACCCGGAAAAGCAATCCGAATGTAATTTAGTGCTAACTCGGGTTTTGAATTACCACACATAAAAATATCGAATGCTGCGTAGCCCTCCTCTGGCCACGTATGAATTGAAATATGACTCTCGGAAAGAACAATGACTCCTGTTACACCATAGCCTTCGCCAAAATGGTGCATCCATGAATTGAGAACCGTAGCGCCAGCATTCTTAGCTGCAATCTCCAAATGATCTTTAATGAACTTAGAGTCCATAAGATATTCGGCTGGGATGTCTGTCGCATCGGCAAGAATGTGCTTGCCGCCTGGCGCTACGGTCATTGTCGTTAAGCCTGTCGTGTAATGTAGTTAGGACGAACGCGCTGCGGTTCGAAGAACTCCTCGACCGTCGCGATCACGGTTTCAATGTCGTATTCTTTGCATGAGAATACGTCGATATAAGCGTCACCGGTATCATCGCAGAAATGTCCGCCGATGTTGCTTGTCTCGATAAGCTGTACCAGAGTGTAGCCAGCCTTATTACCTTCACCAAAATGCACCACCTGAGGTTCACCAAAAGCTACCATATCAATACGCTTGACTAGCTCCTTGGCAAAATTAGAAATGTTTTCCGCGCTCTTGATCTTTTCAAGATCGCACGCGCGGCAGTCAAGACACAAATGATAGCCCCAATATTCGCTCATTTCGTCAGCACCTCCTTAAGGTGAGAAAAGTTGGACATGAAATTTTCGAAGGAAGATGTATCGTACGTCAAATGGGCCCAAATGTCAAAGAATTTCATGACCCGATCACTATCAAATTTTGGCAGTTTATTCAAAACGTTTTCAATAGTATCTGGTGTCGCTTTGCTGGTAACCGCATCATATTCACAACGACCGAACGTGACAACTGGTTTGTCATGGAGCAATGCTTCCATACCTGTTCCAGAATTCACCACTACGACCGCATACGCATTTCGAATCAGCGAATGAATGTTTACATTGTCCATCCAAATCGCGTTGGTGTATTTATGCGCAATTGATCGCAAAGGTTCCATACTTGCAGGATTTATTGGATGTCCTTTGACAATTACTTGCAATCCCAACTTCGAACTAGCTTTCAATGTGGATTCAAGTGCTTCTTCCACAGAAACATTCGAGTGATATTTGATCGTTACGTCATGAGGCAACTGACATGGAAACAGAATGTAATTTTTGTGTACCACTTCGACCATTGGCGGCTGATCGAACTTACTATGACCCGTGAGCGCGTATGCACGCTGGTTTTCATAAAAGTTTGACTTGGGAACATCCACATTCATTTTCAATGGATAGAAGCTTGCGCCACCAGCGAATCCTTTCGAGTCGATATAGAATCGCCATGGGAACACGGATTGCATATAGTACATGTTCTTGACGCCAGGAATAACGATCTGGTGCGACTCCCGATGAGGCAGATACACAACATCGAAGTCTTTTTTCTTACCATCGATGTTGATATCGGCAATTTTTTCATCAAGCGTCCAAAGAGGAATTG